CCTGGCTATTGAAGCTGGCTGGCATAAGGCCCCAAGGATTGAACAAATAGAAACCGAGATGACAAGCTACGAGCTTACTGTCACAAGGAACGGAGCCCATACCTTTGCGGCAGCTGAAGGCGAGCATGACGACGTTGTGTCCGCTCAAATGCTTTCTGTGTCTGGGGCCTATAATTCTGACAAGGCCGAACAGGCGGCTGAGCTTCTTGAAAAGGTTATGTCTGGTGGAGATATAGAAGAAGATGATATCCTAGAAGCCTATGCTGACATAGTATCTGGCGAGAATAACGATAACTTCTTTGATGATGACCAAACAGATGAATTAGACTTTGATGCAGAAACCGCTTAATAATATTCTATACAACCAGGAGCAATCAATATGGCATTCTTTAAAAGCAAAGCTGATAAGGCAAGGGACTTAGTTATCTCAGAGCGTGAAGCTGCGGAGGCTCAGTACAACTTAGACCAAGACGACGATGCTAGTATTGGCGACCTCAATACATTGGGCGGCAAGATAAGCAATGCAATGGAGAAGTCCTTCTCACTTAATGATTTTCAAACCTACGGCCGTGAAGATGGTGGTGGGTTTTTTAACGTAGAGTTTGATCTACAAGCAACCTCTGGACGCCTTAAGGGATTATATCAAAGAGAGCCTTGGTGTTATATCGCCGCTGATCGTATAGCAAGAGCCTTGTCCCGCGTTCCCATGGTTGTTAAAGACAAGGCAAGCGATGAGGTACTTGAATCTCACCCAGCTAACGACGTTGTTGCCGGTGGTAATGCTACTCAAGACGGTATGAGCCTGAACTGGTCTGGTTACGTCGATATGATTATGAGTGGTAACTTCTTCAAGGTTATAAACGAAGACTATACCAAGCCTCACCACCTACCTGTTGAGCAGGTCAACCTAAAGATAAGAAATATATCGACCCCAGAGGGAATGATTCTAGCCGAGAGCCGTGGCTTAATTGAGGGCCTTGAAGTATCAAGAGCCAGTACCTATTCGGGCCACTCAAGCACGTCGTTTGTTCCTTACGAGAATGTAATACATTTCAAATTAGCTAACCCGTTTACTCCTTTATTTGGAATGAGTCCCTTTACCGCTGCCTCTCGTGCTGTGCTACTTGATCGCCATAAGAATGAATTTGAAATGGCTTTCTACCTTAGAGGCGCCACTAATGCTGGCGTAATAGAAACTACTGAAGATATTACTAAGAAGAGAATGACTCGGCTAATGCGTACCTTCGAGCAAGCCTTTACTGGTAAGCGTAACTGGTGGCGTACCATCTTCCTCCCTAAGGGTGCTAAGTGGGTTAAGTCAGGCCTAACCATGAGAGAGATGGAGCACCTAGAAGGGCTACGTGAGAACCGCAAGACCATCCTTGCTTGCCTAGGTATTGGTCCGAATCAAGTAGGGCTTGTAGACGACGTTAACCGCGCTAATGGCGAGGTCCTAGATAAGATCTTCTGGGAATCTACTATCGTACCTTTAGCCAAATTTATAGCTGCTGGTTATAACAACAGTTACCTGTTCAAGGAAGTATATGGCGACGTTGTTAAGGTAGAGCCTGACTTCTCGGACATTATGGCACTTGAGGGCTCTTGGATAACCAAGGGAGAGAATGCTAAGGCGGTAGACGACGTTGCTACCTTTAACGAGCAAAGAGAGATAGCTGGCTTTGATCCAGTTAAGGACTCCGATTGGCGCGCTAATTTAACTATCAGCGAAATTAGAGCAGCCGCTTCTGCTATGGCTATGTTCGGCGATGGCGGTACCATGACTCCGGGCGAAGGCTTAGGTCCTGACAAAGATCCTAGTGTAGCTCAAGACAAAGTTAATATTGAATTAAGCCAGGGAGATTCCGATCATACTCACGCCGCACAGGTCGACAAGACGAGCCTTAATGGATCAACCACATCAACCAATGGCGGTGAGGCGGGCGAGCATCAACACGAGCTTACCGGTACTCGCGAGGAGGGCGGTACTATTACCGTCAAGGTCACAGAAGCCAACGGCCATACCCATCCAGATATTAAAATCCAAGAGGATCAAGTTCTTGAGGAACAGAAGAAGATTGCTTTTATCAGAGCTAAGGCTAACGCCACTGCCAACCAGCAGCGCGTGGCAATCAGTCAAGCTAGGGTCTATAAGGGCGTTGTCGACAATACCACTGCAATACTCCTCTCCCAGGCCAAGGTAGCTCTTAAGAACCAATTAGACGTACGCGCTACTTTGCAGAAGAACCTTGATACTCGCCAAAGATATTACGCCGAGAATGGCCTTCCTATTCTTGGGGACACAATGTCAAAGGGTTTCGACCTAGCCACCAGAACAACTAAAGGCTTTGAGGTTGAGTGCCGTGCAGTAAGCCAGCGCCTAGCTATCCCTCTCTTTATTAAAGAACTCAAGCCAGTGGACGAGCAGGCCTTAGCCGTACTCAAGGAGCGTAATGAGGAGGGGCAAAGAACCCAGCTTGCTAGGCGTAATATTAACTCCTTCTATGGCTTCGACAATACCCAGACCGATAACGTGATGAGAATCGTTGAAGACGGGGTAGCTGAGGGTAAGACGACCGAATCGATAGCCAAGACAATCGAGCAGGACTATGGCGAGAAGTATGCCGACCAGGCCTTTACAATTGCTCGCACAGAGATACTTACGGCTGTAAGTGCTGGACAACAATGGCAACAAGACGAGCTTAAGAAGATTTTCGACAAGGTTAATAAGCAATGGTTCCATGTTGGGGACGTAGGTAGCAATCCTGACGCCCGCTCAATACACGCAGGCTTTGAAGGTTTGGGCGAAGTGTCATATGATTTTATCTATGAGAATCCAACAACAGGGGCTAGGATGTCTTTACCTAGGATGTCAGGTACAGCCAAGGACGATATTAATTGTAGGTGTTCAATGGCTAGCGTCATACCTAAGGATGCCACAAGCAACGCAGCAGCAATCTTAGCTTAATCAACCTTACTGGAGTTTACGATATGCCATTAAAAATAATTGGAAGCAAAAGCAGCATAGACCTTTACCGCAAGCAGCGTGGAATCGTTGACCTCGAGGGTATCGATTGGGACCCCGCTACTGGTCAGCAGGTAGTCTATGACGGTCTTAAGCGCTTAGGCGCTCAAGGTGTAAGCCCTGACATGATAGCGAACATGAAGAACAACCCATACATTAAGCACGGCCCCGACTTCCGTATGGGCTATGGCGGCTTTGCTGCTAAGGCTCACGCTACCTATGCCAAGTCTGACGACCAAGGGGGCTTATACCTCAAGCGCTTTGAAGGAGATAAGCTTAAGGCTTTGGACCTCAATAGACGCCTAGAGGTTGTTGGTGTAGCTAACGCTAATATCATTGACCGCTACGACGAGCGTGTTAACCCGGCTGGCCTCGATGCTATGAACTTCAATAAGAACCGGGTCCTACTCCTAGATCATAACTACTCAGTCCAAAAGACAGTGGGCCGCGTGAACGAGCTTATGCCCGATTCTGACGGCGTTAAGTTTGCTGGCTTTGTGGGGGACCCAGAAGTGGTTGGCGGCTGGCAGAACCTAGTACAGGCTCAGCAGGACGTAATGTCACTCATTGCTCAGGGACTCATCCAAACAGTATCTATTGGCTTCATTGCTAAGAAGATCAGGGCCCCACTATATGACGACAAAGGAAACATGGAAGAGCCTGCTGTGATTGAGCTTTGGGAGCTTCTAGAGCTTTCAATCGTCGCAGTACCAGCCAACCCAGGTTCGGTATTCCAAGAGAAGGCTATGGCTAAATCGTTTTACAAAATGCTTGGTCAATCGCGTCCTAAATCATATGGGGTGTTGACATTAGGTATCGATGGAATGAAAGATAGTAAGAAGTCAATTGATCTTAGTGAAAACGAGGATCTTCAAACATTGATCTTAAGCCGTGAGAAGTTCACGCTGGATCAAGCAACATCATGGATTAAAGATAATGGATTTAAAGTCAATATCGTCGATGAGCAGCCTGAAGAGTACAGGTTCTTGCAACGCGAAGAGAGTGACTTCGAACCAGAAACTATAAGGCGTCTCTTGGTCGATACTGGCATCGAGGCAAATATTGGTCTTTTAAAGGAGGACAACGATTCTATGACAGAAGAACAAGCGAAAGCACTCGTTGACGGCATCAAAGCCCTTAACGAAACATCCAAAACGGTAGCGGCAGGGATCAGTGATCTTAAGGGCCAGAACGAAAAAATCTTAGGCTCTATAGAGGGCAAAGGTAAGAAGGAAGACGAAGAAGAAGAGAATGATTCTGAAAAGAAAATCAAGACTCTTGAAGACACCGTTACTTCTCAAGGCGAGACCTTAAAGCAGATCGAGACTATCCTTGAAGGCATGGCTAAGAAATTAGCAGCCTAACCTAACACGCATGAGCAGACCGACTATTACTATTTAGACTATTTACTTTAACTCACTTATGGAGGGCACTATGCCTGGAGCAACAGCAGCAGACGCTGGTAAGAGCATTACTAGCAAGTTATATGACCAATTTAAGACGCCAGAGGGTGGCACAGCAACTAAGGATGGCCAGCAAGCTCCTGCACATGTTGGACGACCAATTTACGCTAAGGACATGGACTTAGTTAAGATGACTGGCGCTAAGACGCTTCCACAGTTATTTGGCAAGAAATTAGAAAGCGGCGACGAGACTAGCTCTTCGGTTCCACTGAACTTTGGTTCTAAATCCCAGACAGGAATGCTTCCTGACGACACCCGCCTACGCCTAACCATGCTTAAAAAGCAGCTTAGCAACGTAGAAATTCAAGCATGTATTAAAGGGCATACAGCAAACCCTAGCAAGTCTTTGATGGAATCAGTTCCAGCATTTAAAGATTTCCAAGAGTCTTGTAAGGCTTTTGATATCAGCAGCTTCGGCGACTGGATAGATCAAGTTCAGGCTCGTTTCTATTTCGAAGAGTATGAGATCCCTCATGTTCTTGCAGATCAATTCGATAGCCTTCCTATGACTAGCCCTATCGTTCGTGTACCAGGAGCCTTAGGTCTTCTTGAAGGTACTCTTGAATCTGATAGTGCGGTGTTCGCAGCTCAGTCAAACACTGAAGCTTCTTATATCGTTGAGTCTAAGAACAATGTTGTTCACACAGTTATTACTCAAGACCTTCTTGACGATAGCTCTCCAGCTCTTATTGACAAGCTTCGCAAGGAAATCCTTCGCGGTGGTGTACGTTCTTACGAACGCTGTATGCTTGACGGTGACGACTCTGGTACTCATATCGACGACGATACTCAAGCTGGCGCTGCTAACTTGTACACGAAAGCTTGGAAAGGCTTCCGTAAGCGTATCTTTGACGGTGATGCATTGATCGGTGCTGGATCATTAATCTATGACAACCTTAACGACACTCTTAACAAGGACACTTTCAGTGAACTTCTTAAGCGTCTACGTTGCCAAGGTTCTGAGAAGGACGATTTGGTATACATCATGGGCTGTACTGGTTCTCACGATCTAGTAACAGGTGCTATCCCTGAATTATTCACAGCTTTTGCTTTCGGTGGATTAGCTTCCAACGTAACAGGCAACGTACCGCCAGTCTTTGGTGTGCAGCCGGTTGAATCAAGCAAGGTACGTGAAGACCTCGGAGCAGACGGTAAAGCTAACAATCCTGCGGTTGAAACTACTACCTATATGGTTCTTGTTCAAAAGAGCCGTTACAATAACTGGATCCGTCAAGCGACTCGCGTCTTTGCAACTCCTTCATTAGCAAATAGCGATACTATGCTTATGACTGGTAAGACTCGACACGCTATGGCTGGTAACGTTATCTCTGCTGAAGAGCGTAACGCATCAATGGCGATCAATATCAAAACTGTCTAATGGATAGTTGGTTTACTATGGGACTCTGCCCCTTGCCCTACTTGGGTGGGGGGCTTTCTTTTTACCTCTTGAAAGGGGAACGAATATGCCACAAGTAGAATACAAAGAATTAACAGCTACTCAATATGTCTTCTTAACTTTGGGCGCAGGCCTAACACTACAGAAGGGCGACAAGGTATTCCTTAAGAAGGACCTGGCTGTACGTACAGTAAAAGAGTTGAGCGACCGGGTTACATTGTCCGATGAGGTTCAAGTAGCCTTTGTTGATGGGGACGTAACAGTAGGTTCTGACCTAATCACCAAGACCGCACACGGGCTCGTCAATGGCCAGCAAACTAGGTTTGATACTGATGGTGTATTACCAGTTGGATTGGCCTCAGGTACCACCTACTTCGTTGTAGAGGCTACTGCTAACACCTATAAGGTTTCCCTTACAGACGGTGGAGCGGCGGTTGATATTACTTCAGCAGCTGGTGGTGGTAATCATACTGCGGCCAAGATGGCTAAGCTAAAGCACTCAACATTCGAACTAGTACCAGCCTAAGGAGGTGAACGTTGAAAGCAAAGAAGAAAACAAGCAGGAAAGCTAGTAAGAAAGCTTCTGAGAAGGTTACTGAAGAGGTCCGTGAAGAGGTTACTGAAAAGCCAGAACTTAAAGAAGCTGGCCCTCTTAAATGTGTCATCCTAACGTGCATGCTTAACGGCACCACGCTTGGTCCTGACATGGGCAATACAACTCTAAACAAAGGCGATCAAATTATTGTCCGTGAGGATATGCATGCTCGCATTGTTAATCAGTATCACCCTAGGTTTGTTGTTCACTCTAAGGCTACCTCTCCAAGGCTGTCAGGTGGCTGGTGGGCTCAAGTAGTTCCAGAAGCTACGGCTAAGGTAGGTAGAACTTCCGACCGTTCAATGGGGACTTCAAGCGGCAACGCTAAAGGATAGGAGGCGACATGCCTATATGCGACATTGATGCAGACGTTAAGCCCTGGCTTAATATTGAAATAGCTGAGACCAAGCACGACACTACCCTTGCCATCATTAGGGATAGTATTGAAAAGTCTGTGCTCAACTATACCGAGGCTTGCTTTACTCAAAAGACCGAGCAGCACATCTACGACGGGAATGGTTCAGATACTATTACCCCAAGCGAGGGACCTATTGTTTCGGTTAGCGAGGTTAAGTTCAACGTTGCTCTGGATGGCACTGGAGGCGACGTCATTGACGCTGCTAGTTATTACCTCCCCAAAGATATGGAAGAGGTTGATACCTACGACGGCACAGGTACTAAGGGATCAAGCGCCATCCTTCTAAGGGGACACAAGTCCCCACGCTATAGAGGGGCTCTCTCAGTAACCTTCACATTTGGTTACGACGGCGTACCTCCCGACGTGAAGCATGCAATCCTAATGGCTATTGAAGCCGACTTCAGGCGTAAAGGTCGTAAGTCTATTGGTGCCGGCTCAAGAAGTAAGAAGGATGAAAGCGAACGCTTAACAGATTCTAAGTCTGCCTGGGACAAGAAAACTGGACTACCACAGGAGGTTGTGTATAAATTAAACCCTTACCGGGTCTTTGAGTTCCCTTCACAACCAATGGCAACATATAACACTTAATAATTAAACTTTGATTGGAGTTAGCATGAATGAAGTACAAGAAGTAAAAGGATTACAAGATTACCAGACTAAGGTTGCACACGATGCGCCTAAGGGCCACAAGGCTGTATCGGTTAAGGCTCGTAAGCTTGAAGGAACCGAGAGTTTCAAATGCCCAGCTACTAGAAGAATCTCAACAGGAACTAAGGGCGACTATATTGTAGTTCTTCCAAGCGGTAAGCGTCCCAATACTCTAGCCAAGTCGGCAAAGGGTGAGAAGGTTGCTGATATAGTTGTACACGGTAAAAGGTTTGTTGTTTCAGAGACAGTATTCAAAGCTACCTATGTGACAACTAAAGAAGAGAAGCCTAAAGCTGAGAAGGAAGCTAAGCCTAAGAAGGACGCTGAAACAAAAGCTAAGCCTGAGAAGAAAGCAAACAGTGGCAAGTAATACGTTAAATAAAGTGAAAGATAAGCTTCTGGCATTGCGGGCTAACCCCGTCTATATCAAGGAGCTTTACGATCACAAGCACTATTGCAACGGGGAGGGGGAGATCATGATGATTAACCCCTTCTCGCCTCTTGAAGAAAACTATCGCCCGTGCAACTATTGTAAGCGCTTAGAGAAACGCAAGAAGAAGGCTGGCAATGGCAAAGACACGAAACATAGCGGAGCTGAGCCAGTACATTCGGGCGAGTAGATCCCAAGTAATCAAAGCACACGGCTTAGCTCTAATCAGGGTGACTCAAGAAGCCGAGAAACTAGCAAAGAGAAACATTACAAGAGAGTTTATTGGTAGGAATAAGAGGCGCCTGTCTGGGCGCATGCTTAATGCTACCTTCTCCGGCTTTACCACGAACACTGGACAATCTCTTCCTTCAGGATTTGTTGGTATGCGTGGTATCCCGTATGCCGCTCCTCATGAGTTTGGGGCCATCATTAAACCAACTAAGGCCAAGGCTCTTTGGATCAAGCAGCATGGCGTCCAGGGCTTTAAGAGGCTTACTCCTAGAGAGTTCTTCGACCGTAAAAAGAATCAAAAAAAGGATGCATCCAAGAAGCTGACCATTAGAATGAAGAACGGTAAGATGACTGCTGCCGGCTTTGAGGACAGAGAGGGTAACTTTACCCCATTATTTTTCCTTAAAGACGAGGTAAAGATTCCTGCTAGGCCATACGTTCAACCAGCTATACGTGAAGCTATCCAAGGATTCCCCCGCGTGGTATCAAGAGAGCTAGGTAAACTACTTACTTCGAGGTTCTTTAAGTAATGGCTAAGATTGACATGTGCAAGAATAACGGTTGCAAGCGCAAAACCTTTTGCTATCGATTTCTTGCTTACCCACATAGAGAAGAACAAACCTATGCAGAGTTTGAGCCGGACGAAGAGGGTTACTGCAGTGACTTTATTACGATACGCTTTGCTAACCTTCCCCTTAAACACATCCATTACCTTGTAAGCTCTGGTAAATACAGTAAGCGCCTTCCTGTTAGCGCGGGCAAGATGATTGAAGATGTGTATAAAAACCTTCTAATCCAAAATGCTAACGACAAAATGCTTCGTGAAGCGTTTGAATTTGTAGACGAGGAATAATAATTATGATCAGCAAACGTGATGAAATCAAAAAGGCTATTGATGAAAAGTTAAGAACCATCAAGACGGCTGCCGGCTATCAAACTAATGTTTCCAAAGTCTATGCCGACGAATCAGAAGATGACAAAATACCTATGGGTATTGACCTTATCGAGTCAGATGTGCCAGCTATAATATCCCTGGCGGGAGACGATATGTTTGGCAAGGACAAACCAGGGGATGGCTTAGTCCACGGATGCGTCTACGGCAACATCGAACTTGAGCTGCAGCTATGGCATGACGAGGTTGCAGACTCGGTAATGAATGCCTATGTAAGGGATGTATTTAAAGCCTTGTATGCTGGAACAGCAACTGGGACAGGGACTTCAGCATTTAAGGCCTTGCATAAGAACCTGTATGATTTACGCCCCTTGAAAGTTGAATCGGATTTGAATATGATAGAAGCAAACCGGTGCTTTACGATCGTGCTTCTAGTTCAATATACGACTAAGCTTTGGGATATGTAACACTGGTGGCAAAGGCCCTTACTTAATTAAGCTATCTTTTTAACTTTTTACTATGACATACTTGCCCAACCTAAGCCCAAGCTTTATCGGACACACTTTAACCCTTGAAGGGGACTAGACAATGGGAATACAAAAGCACAGATCAGGCGTCGATTATGCAGCAATCCTTGCTGGAGACCGCGGCGGTATCGCCACTGGACTAGACGCATCATTATTCATTAGAGAAGAAGCAATCCCCAGAACTTTTGAAGTTCCTCGAGTAGGAATTTCGGGGGTTTCTGTTGGTGACACAGCGGCATCTGTAGATATCTCGGCAAGTTCCAACGACAAGCTAAGACTTCAAGTTGATCTTGATCCATCTACTGGGGCCTTAAACCTTGCTGTAGACGTAACGTTAACTCTTGCAGGCCTTACCTCGGGCGCAGCTATTGAAGCTGAACTTGAGACTAAGATTAATGCAGCTCTTGCTGCGGCCGGACAAGAGGGGCGTGTGTGGGTTGACTTTGATGGTGGCGACGATCATTACGAGATCAACAGCCAGAGCACAGGCCTAAGCTCTCAAGCAGTGATTGGCGTAGCTCCTTCTGACGACGTGGCGGTAGAGCTTAAACTCGGAGCGGCTAACGGCGGCACCGATAATATTGGTACTGACGATCAAGACTTCCTTCTTTACACAACAGGCGGCCCAACATACAGCCAGCCAGTTGAATCCAATAACCACCGTACAGGACGATTCCATACGGGCATTATCCGTAAGAAGAAGGTTGCCGAGTTTGACATTGATACAATGATCAACCTTGGAGACACTGCTGGTGATTCTTTGGACACGGCTGTACGTCTTCTAAACAAAGGCGTCTATGGAGAAGAGGAAGTAGTTGCTTCAACTCGTATCCGTTACAAGCAGGGCTTACCTAATACATTCTTCTCAATCGTTAAGGTTGGAACTATCTTTGCTGAATACTACACAGGTGGTTACGCAAAGGATATGACCCTAACTATCAATGGCGATTCTGCTCCTACTAAAAAATTCACAGGCAAGGCTGAAAAGGCCTCTATTGCGGGCATAGGACAGATCAACGGAGCCTTAGTAGCTCAAACCGATGTTATTCTTGATGCTGGCCATGCTAAGCGTTACGCGAACAACGGCACGAACAATAAAGCAAGAGTAATGGTTGTTAGCGCTGATGGACGTACTATCACTGCTGGCCACGATGGCAGCTTGCTTGTTGAGGCTATCAACCTTTTAACAGATACCCTGACTCTAAGCTCAGCGGTTGACGCAGAAGACGATGGCTTCTTGGTTCCTTGGCATCCAGGTGCGGTACAGCAAAGCGGTACTGATAATATCCAAACAGACCTTGAGGGATCATTTGTATTCAACGAGGGCGACCCTGAGATCTGTATCACAGCGGCCACTCTTGGCTATGTAAACGACCATGTTGACTTTGATAATTGCTTTGGTGCTGACGCTAACAAGGGCTATGCAGCTGCTAACCGCGCTACCATGACCTTCTCTGTTACCTTCGACCTAAGTAATGAGAACTTCGACTCTCTAGTACAAGCGCGTGACTTTGCAGGATTCTCTCCAATACTTACTATCGGACCTGATCCGATCAATGGCCGTACAGAGAAGATCAGCATGACCAAATGGATTCCATCTGTTCCTGCGATTGACCTTCCTGAAAACGGTACAGTGCCTGTTACGCTTGAAGGGGTTGTATTCCAATCAGCTCCTGGAGCAAGAGACCCGATCACAGACGATTACGAATAAGCGATATCGGGGGCTAGCATTGTGTCTGGCCCCCGATTATCTTACTTTCATTACTTACATTCAATGTTGGGAGTTTCGACAACCCGCACAAGGCCTATCGCTTTGAGCGGTTTTTTTATATGTTACAAAGTAACAACTAACCTCAATGAATGAAGTTAAAAAAAGGATTTACATATTATGGCTATTAGAATCTCAGCAGTTAAATATAATGCATGCCGAATTGTTTCACGCGAAGACGACTCTTTAGACTTTGATAATGAAGAGATGGATTTCGATCTATACGTTAAAGACTGTATTAAGAATGAGGGAGCTCTAAGATTTAAGGAGGGCCAAAAGCCGACCATCTTTCTTTGTAATTTTGATTTCTCAGGTAAAGAAGCTACTGCCATTAAAAACTACATGGCTGGTTCTGGGGACGAATTCGGAAGCAAGCAAGATACCAAGGTCACTATGGGTAGCTGGGCTTATAAGGTTGTTCAAATGGGCCTCAGGGAGATTGAAAACCCTGCTGGTACCAAAGATGGCCTGGAACTAAAGAAGGACGGTAAGGGCGGTGGTAAGTACGTCAGCGAGGCTACTATGACCCAGCTTATCCAAATGGGTATTGTCGACGAACTATTCGTCCACTATCTAGCACTTACCAAAGCCGACAAGGTTAGGGAAGCAGCAAAAAACTAATAGCGGCGCTTGTTGACATGCACTTTGCTAAGCAGTCAGACTTAAACAAAGTGACATGCAACCTGTGCCGAGCAGCCAAGAGAATACCAACACAAGAATCAAGACGAAGATGTAAGGATGATGGATTTGAAAACAAGCCTGAAAAGGGAAGAGATGCAAAAGGATGGTCTGTTGATAACAGCGGAGCCATCTTCCCGTTCTGTCCTGGCAAAGCAACTTGGTACCCTCACATCCAAGACGTCTTCCAGCAATGTAAAATCGCATATCTTACTGGCCACCTCCCCGAAGAAGGAGGACTTTATGACCAAGGAGCTTTGTTTGCTTCTGTCTACTCGACATTTGTCGAACGCTGGCAAGAGCGTAAACTTAGAAGGGTCTGGGACGAAGTATATGCAATCGTCCCCAAAGCAATCGAGAGCCTTGTTAAGGGCGTCTTATCCCCATTTACAAAGTAGGAGCATATAGCCATGGCAGTAACTACAGGTGATGGATTTATTATCCCTATTGGGGCCGATGACCGAGCTAGCAAAGTGTTTGCCGCTATTGGTGGCCGCGCTGGAAAGCTTGCCACTCGAGTCGGCGTTGCTGGTATTGCTATCAATCAATCTCTTGAGCTTGTGCAAAAGGGAATGCGTGCAGCTAACAGGGTCTTTGATCTAACGGTCGGAAACTTTGGCAGCTATGAGAAGGCTTTGATTGGGGTTGGTAAAACTACAGACTTAGCAGGTAAGCAGCTTAATGATTTTGGTAGAGATATACAGGACCTTGCTGAGATCGTCCCCACTACATCGATTGAGCTTCTTAAGATAGCCGAGACTGCCGGACAATTAGGCGTTGAGGGAGCTAAGAACCTTACACTATTCTCTGAGACAATCGCAAAGCTAGATGCAGCTACTAGCGACTTTGGTGGTCAAGAGGCAGCAACTTCTCTTACACGTATCCTTGGACTAACGGACGAGGGCGTTGAGAATGTAGACCGCTTAGCAGCTTCAATCGTTCAGCTGGGTAACAACTTCAAAACAACCGAGGGACCAATCGCAAAGACCGCTCTTGAGGTTTCAAAGGGCATAGCATTGTTCGAGGCCAGCTCAGCTCAGATAGTTGGTATAGCAGCCGCACTTAACGAGATGGGAGTAAGGGCTGAACTTTCTAGGTCTGTTCTTGGTAGATCGTTTAGAGAGATATCAGCATCAATTGCAGACGGCGGTAAAGAGTTCGAGTTATTGCAAAAGCTAACCAAGCTAACAGGTGATCAATTAAAAGAAACGTTTGAAAAGGATTCTGTAAAAGTATTCGAAATGTTTATCAGGGGATTGAATAGGGTTAGAGGTAGCCAGGGAGCTCAAGGCGTCGTTGATGTACTGGGTCAGTTAAACCTTAAAGGCGATGAGCTTCTAAGCGTACTCCCTTCGCTAGCTAAGAATGTCGATGTATTATCCGACGCTCTTAATCAATCCTCAATTGCATACCGTGAGAACACGGCTCTTAATGAAGAAGCAGCCAAGGCCTTTGCTGGTCTTAGTTCGAATTCTCAAGAACTTCTTAACTCCATTACAAACGTAGCGACTAACTTTGGGGCGTTGTTTGCTCCAGCGGTTCAGGTCGCCATAGAAGTTATGAAAGACTTTGTATCCGTTGCTAGTGATGTTGTTAATGGAATACAAGACATGATGGATTCGAAGGAGCTTGCCGAAACCATGAGGGAACTAGGGAAGAGCCTTCTAAATGCTGCGCTTGGTCTTACTGCCCTAGCGATAGCTTTCAAACTAGCTGCCGTAGGATGGGGACTATTCCAATTAGCAGCAACTACTAGCTCGGCAACTATGTCGGCTAATATGGCTAAGCTAGCCTTCAGCACAAAGTTAGTTACAGCTCAACTTTGGCTTCAAGTTAAAGCGTTGGGTGCAACAGCAGGGGCGTGGGCATTGGCAGCGCTTAAGATTGCAGCTGCAGCAATAGCCTTCGCAACGATAGCAATAAGCATAGATATCATTGTTAGAAACTTCGACAAGATGAGTAAGTTAACTACCACTCTCGGAGGAGCCTTTGTTCTGATGGGGATAAAGGTTAAGCAGGTATTTCTTAACATTATACTTTTGATGCAAAAAGCTAGATTTGAAGCAGATGAGTTTGGTTTATCGTTCGGCATTGGAACTAAAGAGGGATTATTTCAGGCAGCTAAAGCCGCAAGGGATACCTCGAGCGATCTTCTTAAATTAAAGAAAGAAGAGATTCAAGTAATAGAAGATCTTAAAGAAGCGTCGAAAGACTTGGACTTTGGTATTGCAGGTAAGATTGCACAGGGTATTCAAGATATTAAGGATGTTTCTAAAGGTGACGACAAGAAGGGACCCAAGCCAACCGATGAACAAATCACAGAGCTTACTACCAATGTCGAATCTAAAATAGGGCTGCTCTTTGACGACTCCCAATTAGAACTAATCAAACAAGGATTAGGTGAGGGAGCTGCTGGTATGGCCGGTGCTGCCAACTCAATGCTTCAAGGTGCTCTTGGTATGGCGGGCGCAATGATAGCTGTACTCGACGCCACTCAAATGCTTATAGATTTAGGGCCTCAAATCCTAGAGAAGATAGCTAAAATATTTACTAGTCTTACCGAGCTACCCCAAAAGATCCTTGAAGGTTTTGTAAATATATTTGATGCCATCACGGGCTTCATCTCGAACTTCATCCCCAACATTATTAATATGGTGGATAAGCTAATTATGGCAGCCCTAGATTTCTTGGTCGAAGGCTTACCAGATGCTTTTTTAGAATTAGGGAATAAAATCCCCGAGTTCCTGCAAAAGCTAGTTGATCGACTTCCAGAGATGGCCTTCAAATTTGGACAGTCACTTATTTTATTCGCCCCGACTATGGCGCTAAAGCTTATTACCGGATTGGTAAAAGGCATGCCTCGTGTCGTAGAGGAACTGGTAAAGTCAGCACCTTTGATAGCTGAGGAATTGGTAAATGGTATGATATTCGCCCTGAAATCATTCGCGAATGACCTGGCTAATCTTCTTGGCTTTGACGACATATTTAACCTTGGTGAGATCGAGGAGCTTGTTGGAACTATGGGCGATAGTATTAGTCGCTCAGCTTCCCAGCTATTCGAAGTAATTGACCTTGAAGCTGCGGCTCGAGGATTAGATGTTGCCGACCGTATACGTAATGCGATTAGCTCATCAATTAATGCTGGGGCCAATATCCTGCAAAGGCTATGGGAGGCTCTAGTAGCTATCTGGGTATTTGTAAGAGATCAAATTCTCATGCCAATATTCAACTTTCTAAAGAGCATTTGGGATACCGCCTTAGGTGTATTTGGTGAGCTTGTGACGGCCTTCGGAGCTATCTGGCAGTTTGCCCTAGACATGGTAGTTTGGCCCCTCATAAATGGGCTGACGGCGGTTATAACTATGTTCGTGGATAAGGTTGTTGCTCCGCTTCTAAATGGCCTTACAGCTATATTTGATTTTGTAGTGACCAATATAATAGACGCCCTTAGCGCCGGATTTGGTTTTGTTGAAGATATGACCAGTGCGGTAGCAGACCTGTTTCTTAAGCCAGATTGGCTTACGGACCTAAAAGTACCCACCCCATCTTGGGTTAATAAGTTTGCTGATGCGGTTGAGGATATCACTACATTCG